GAAGTTGTCCTCAGACCCATGCTACTCTATTCATTCAGCTCGAGGTCATACGGGATTGATGGTGACATTCGCTTTCAGCCAAAGTTGGATGGTGTCAGGATGCTTGCCGGCTTTTCGGGTGGTGGACTCTTGCTTCAGTCCAGGAATGAACAGAGGATTGAACATTTGTCCCACCTGGAGAAGGCACTGGAAGGAAAGTTGGAGGAGGGTGAGTTCTTGGACGGTGAACTCTTCTGCAAGGACTTGGATTTCGAACAGATCACCAGTGCTGCACGTGGCTCGGAAAGTCCCTACGCACCCAAGTTGGAGTTTCACTGCTTTGACTACTTTCGACTCAGTAAGTTGGAGATGCCCTTCGTGGAACGCTACGAGAGGCTCAAGGAAATCATCAAGTCAATCAAACATCCCATGATTAAGATAGTCCCGTCCTATCAAGGAACAGCCAAGGATGCTGACAAGTATCACGATAAGTTCGTCGCAGAGGGTCACGAGGGCGTAGTGGTGCGCGTGGCCGAAAGTCCCTACTTGCTGAATAAGCGGTCATCCCAGTGCATCAAGTACAAGAAGATGATGACCGAGGAATTTGAAATCGTGGGTGCCGAGGAGGCGGAAGGCAAAGACCGCGGGACGCCCATCTGGATCTGCGAGACAAAGGACGGAGACACATTCAAGGCTCGACCCAAAGGAACCATGGAGAGCCGAAGGGAGTTGTGGAAGAACCGAGGGAAGTTGATGGGTGAAATGCTCACCGTTCAATTTCAGGGACTCACTCAAGACGGTGTTCCTCGCTTCCCCGTGGCACTCGCCGTAAGAAATTATGAGTAATACTAATATAATGGTTTCACCAGAACAATTACATAGCCTCAGATTGTCGCGACCAAACCTCATGTTGATTCACGTGGGTTCACAAAAGCATTTTCAGAATTGTAGACTTCCGAACTCGATCAATTTTCCCATGGCGGAGTTTGATCGCATCAATGCGGTTCTTGCTGGTGAAAATGACCCCCAGCGGATTGAAAAGAGATCCTACGAAGAGAAGGTGCTTCGGGAGCGATCTGATCGCCTGTTGTTGGCACGGGCTGGGGTGATCACAGCAACCGACGATGCCAACAGTGCTCGGATAGCAGAGAACAGTGCCAGAATTGCTTTTGAACAAGTGAGACCTTTGAGGAACATCGAGCCCATGGAATTTGCCGAGAAGTCAAAGAAATTGGAAGAAGTGACCAAGTTGAAGATCAACAAAGAAACTGATTTAGAAAGGGCTGTCAGGATGTATGACGCCGAGGTCGCCAGACAGAATGAGCCCATCGTGATGCCGACGACGAAGCCGGAGACGCCAAGTGAACCACCCCAAAAAACTGAAAAGGTAACTTACATGGATGTGGAAAATAAAGGGGAAGGACTTTTCTCTGGAACCGGCCGAACGTTCCCAGGCTTCGACCAAGCCATTGTGCTCTACGGAAACAACAAACAGTCACTGGTTGCCAAGATGGCCAAGGTCCACATGAATCAATATGGTTTCACCAATATATTTGTTCTTGAAGATGGTTTGGAAGGGTGGAGGGACAAGGGTCTTCCAGTGGAGGGCGACTGTGATGTGATGTTAATTAGAGAATACATTCGTTAGTAAGATAAATGTCAGAAATCCGTGTTGAGAAGCATGGGTTCGTACGTCTTGTCGATACAATGCCTAGGGAGGATCTTGATCACGCCATAGTTCAAGCAGCCCGAGTGTCGTATGGAGAAGGCACCAAGAGTGTTCGGAGTGATCGTGGTCTGATTCGCTACCTGCTCCGTCACGCCCACACGACCCCATTTGAAATGGTCGACTTCAAGTTTCACATAAAGATGCCCATCTTTCTGGCTCGGCAGCACATGCGTCATCGGACCGCCAGCATCAATGAGATTTCGGGTAGATATTCGCAGCTGCCAGAAGAGTTTCACGTCCCCACAGAGTTCCGTGGTCAGTCCAAGGTGAACCACCAGGGGTCAGAGGGAGTGTTGGATTCTCCCGAGTCCATGGTGCTCCTAAGGGACCAGAAGGCTTCATGCGAACAGGCATTCGAGGTCTATCAAAGACTCTTGGATCATGGAGTTGCCCGAGAGACGGCGCGGGAACACCTGCCTCTGTCGACCTACACCGAGTTCTACTGGAAGATCAATCTACACAATCTTCTTCACTATCTGCGTCTCAGGATGGACAGTCATGCCCAACCAGAGATTCAGTTGTACGCCAAGGCGATATACGATCTGGTGAAGCCATTGGTTCCAGCGGTAGCCGAAGCCTATGAGGACTACATTCTTGGGTCCGTGACCCTTTCTAAATTGGACCTTGCGAAAATAAAGCAAAATCTTCTTGAGGGGAAACATGAACCCTATCCTTCACAGAGTGAGGAACTAGAGTTTTTAGAGAAGCTCCGCGTTCTTGGGGTCGTCTAGACTTGTTCGGTGGCTTGTATCGCTCACCGGGAGCAAGTTCTCTGGGTTCGTAGATCTTGGGTGGAGTGATTACCGGTTTTGGTTTAGGTTCTTTGTTTACAATGACTTGTTCCTCAGTTTCTTTTTCCTGCGAAGAGGCTGAAATAATTGTTTGAATCTTTTTCCACGTTTCTTCATCAAGTTCTCCGCCGCCCAATTCATCTTCGCGGAACCCGTAAGAAAGGTAGATCGCCATGCGTTCTTCAAATGTCTTTCCTTCGAGTTCCACAATGAGCTGCTGACATTGTTTGTTTGTTATGACATGGTGTTTATGCAAAGCCATACCACATCCTTCCACAGGACAAGGTGGATAGTAGCGTCGCGCATTGGTTTCACAACGCTTGTGACAAAATTCGTCTCGGTCACTCAAGTGGACATCAAGTTTATCAAGTATATTTTTATTACATATTGAACATTTTGTGAATGGAATTAGGTTGCGACGACACTCCTGATGAACGTGATGACCACAACGAACTTTGGCTTTGCAGACAAATGAAATATCTTCACCGCAGATGCTACACATTCTAAATATCTACCACACCTTTTCTTTAACGCTTCATCACGGTACCACACATCCTGCAGGTGATGAATATGGTCATCGGCTCGTCTGCGGATCGCGTCTGCTTCTCCACGTATGTGGTCTTCATGGACTTGCACTTGCCACACTTGAACATCCCGTCTTCGTATTCCTCGGGCCTCTTCTCGATCACCTCCTTCTTGGGTTCATGATACCAAAGATCCCATATCTCCTTGGTGTCGAAGGTGTTTGGCTTGAGTTCGCCGTTCTTGATCCTGTCCAAAAACTTGGATTTGTCGTTGTTGCGAATTGCGTAGATCAGTGATCGCATCCGACTCGCGTAGAGGCGCTTGAACTCTGGATTCTTCCAGTTTGCTCGCGTGTCGTTCTCGCTGATGACCGTGGCGTTTTTGAAAGGCTTCGGCACCTCGACCATGTAGTCGCTCAGGTTCGATGAGATGTGTTCTGAGATTTTGGCGTGCTCGGCTTTGAGTTCATCGTTCGCATGTTTCTTGTCCAGCACCGATGCCCTTTCTGCACGCGTCCAGCACTCATTGGAGTTGATGAAGATGTCTCGCTGTATCTGGACCATCTTGGTCATCGTGTCCCTGCGAACTTGTGTGAGTTTCTCGCGTATCTTGTCCATCTTGTCGAGACGACGCATATTCAGAAGGTGTAAAAGCCTCTTGAGGATGCGCTTCCTCTTGGGGATGTCAGGAAGGTCGAGGTATTCTTCTTCCTGACCGATGAAAATCTTGGGCTTGAAGGAAGGTCGACGAATGAAGTAGCGTTCAAGTTTTTGGTTGATCATGGACAAACCCTTCATCTCATTCTCCATCTCTTCGATGTCTTTCTTGACCAAAGTGAGAAGTCGGTTGAGTCGTGCCTGATCCAGAAGTCTTTTGCTGACCTTTTTGATGGGTGGCGCGAAGGTTTCACCAACCATCTTGTTCTTGATCTCTAAAAGGCGTTCCTGCTTCTCCACCAGTGGTGTCTTGCGCTTGACTATTCCGCTGTCGGTAACATCGAAAATGTAGTTGCGTTTTGCGAGGTACTCCGTCCAAACCTTTGAGTTGAACTTTTGTAGCTCCTTCAGGTTTTCGTTCACGTCGCCGGGTTTCATTTGCTTGATGCACCAGTTCTTGGCGCCTTTGCTGAGGTGAGTGGCCAGCGCATCCGCCTTGCTCTCGCTCACCAACCCAGAGTCGATGAGCGCGGTCGTCGCGAGTGCGATGGATTTGGTCTCCATTGTGTCGGATGTCCATTCGGACATCGTCCTGTCCCTGAATAATTATTTCAACTTCTTCACTTGTAGGGTTTGGGAGTTGCGATTTCGCTTCACTTCATTGGGATCGCCTTTACCGCGAGCACCCGCAGGACCTTTTTGACTGTAGGTCTTCTGATGGAGATTCCAAAATTGTTGCGAACCCACTCTGAAGTTCTGATGGATCTTTGCCTTGTACCAGAACACACAGTCCTCGATCCGGTTGGACTTACTGGTGTTATCCAAAACCAAAACCTCATAATTTTCTGTGCACGCCGTCATCACTTGGTTGAACATATCGAAGTTGGGGAAAATCCCGAAGAATGCCTTGTATAATTTTTCTCTGTTCTGGATGACATTTTCTCGCGCAATGAATACATAGTCCACGTTGGCACGGAGGTCCGGACTGAGGTCCATGCAGTACTGCATCGTCAACATGAAAAAGATCTTCCAGTGACGACCATTCATAAAGCACTGCCGAATGCAGGAATCTTTTAGGAATTTTCTATCATACATACAATCGTCCATCAATATGAAGGCTCCTATGTCCCTGGACGTCAATTCCTTCTTCCCTGGTGGCAGCTTCATGTTCACCATCTTCCTCTGTCTGTCAATGACCCTCTCTACAATATCCTTGTCATACTCACCATAGATGAACAAGTCCGGAATGAACTGCTGATACCAGTGGTTGCCTTCCTCGGTCGCCGACATCACCACGCCCGCCGGGAGATGCTTTTTGTGATAGAGAATGTCCGTCACCAAGGTAGACTTTCCTGTACCTCTTTTCCCTATAAACACACATACCTTGTCATCACCCATTGAAGCGGGATTGAATTTTTTGAGTTGAATGTTCATATCTATTAGTCGCGTGCATTTTTTGAAATCTTTTTTTAACACATCATATTAGGATGCGGCTTGCCGTCACAGGATACCAAGACACCTTTCTTACCGGAGACCCACAACAGAGTTTTTATCAAAAGGTGTTTACGAAACGTGCTGGATACACGACCGAGAACATTCGCTTGGCATTTGATTCTGATATTGGATATAATAAAACATCAATATGCACAATCGACAATGATACGTGTGATATCATCACAGCCTTTATTGTAAATTTCAGATTTCAAAAATCACAAACGGTTCCACAAGATGCGGGGCATGCCTTCATAGAACGTGCAGAACTGATAGTCGGTGGACAGACCATCGTGAGTCTGACTGGAGAATACTTGGCGGTTGTGTCTGATATCTCTGACAAACAGAGAACGAGAAATAGCAATGACACCATGTTGAGACGCAACGCGACGCCCATAAGTTATGGAACGACGGCGGTCGCGAATCAATTCTTGGTTGAAATACCATTTTTCGGAAAGGGATACAAAAATTCATTTCCTTTACTGGCTCTGAACAGGCACACAATCGAGGTCAAGATAACACTTCGGACGCAAGCAGAGTTAGGAGATTTACCAGTACCTGATGTCGTGCTCGATCTACAGGCCATCTATCTTAACGATGAACATCGCCAATTTTTTCTTGGAAAACAATTGGACTATGTCATAACACAAACACAACTTGCCCGAGTCACATTAGGTGACCTAAATCAAATTCGCTTCAAAACTGAATTTGAAAATCCCGTCAAGGAATTCGTCTTGGTTGTGCAAAATGACTCTGGAACCAGAGGTGTTTTCGACTATAGTTCAGCCGCAAGTGCAATTTATGTGAGTTATTCCAACGATCAGGTGACCCGATGGCGACTATTCTTCAACGGTCAAGTCTATTTTGACATAGATCAAATGACAATGAGAGCCATTCAACCCTATAATTATTACAGTCAGACGCCAAGTTATAAGACGAACGTATTTAAAGTGGGCGAAGGAACCGTCAACATGAGTCGAATATCCAGTCAGATTTTCGAACTAACTCTTGTTGATAATAGCATATCGCGTAAAGCAAGACTCTACGCGGTAAACTATAACATTTTCCGCTGCCAAGGCGGACTCGGTGGAACATTATTTTCCTAATCAAGCTTGATCTCACGACGTTTCTTGTCAGACGTTCGCATCTTGAAGAACAGACGAAGCACACCATCCACGTAACTCGCCTTGTAACCCTCATCCGATACATCCACGTAACTGGGCAAATCGAATGAGGCACTTCGGTTCTCGCCGTAGCCGATGGTCACCTCGTGGTCGTCCGAAGAAAGCATGATGTGAATGTTGTCCTTGCCCACCCCGGGCAGGTGCATCTCAATCTCGAAACCCTCGTCCGTGGTGTGGGTACGCTTGTATAGATATCTGTCAGCCATTTTAGTATTAAACTGCTTCTCCATGTTGGGAAGCTCATTCAGAACCTTGGACGTCGTGTCCAGAAGGTCATAAAGATCGCCATGCCGAAGAAAAGGTAAAAAAGCCATTGTACTTTATCTTGGAATCTTTTCTTTAATTATCTTCCACTCCTCCCAGTTGGGGGATCTGGTGTCAGCAACACAGACCTCAGCGATCAAGCGCATCGGTGTGGGATACACTGAATATACTTTGGCGTACGGAAAGAATGAATACAAGTGACTCATGTGAGGCGTGTGCTTGATGTCCAAATCCTCCACGTCACACTCCCAGCCAAGTGAATGCAGTGGATCGACCTCATACTGCTTTCCGATCTTCCCGTATGGCTTGAAATTCACGACATTGTATAATTTCCCAAGATTGTCTGGATCAGGAACGCTCGTGTGATTCGTCGAGATGGTGATGTGTGGGATGTGTCTGAACTTGTAGACCTTGGTCAGAAGACGATGATTCAGTGGCACCAGCCAGACAGAATAACCATACATTACTATATATGCAGGATCTTTCTTTAAGCCAGAAGGTGGGTGTGGCCATTGCCATCGCTCCGACCGTATTGATGTTGGGACCCGTGCCTCTCGTTCTGGCTTCAGGAGATTTCCTCATGCGTCAAATAATTAAACATAAAGTCCAAGATAACAATGTGAAGTTCAAGCCCAGGTAGCCTCTTATGGAGTGGATTGCCTGGGTAATTTCACATTGTTCTCCGGTAGCTCAGTTGGATAGAAGCGTGGGACTGTTAATCCCAAGGTCGTGGGTTCGAGCCCCACCCAGAGAATTTTTGTTGATCTGTAAAAAATTACTTGTCAACAAAGTACCTGCGGGCCAGATAGAAACCGACCGCGACGATGAGACCGCTGGCAGCCAGTCCCGCCAAACTGCGAGATCCATCCTTGGACATGAAGTTGGGGATGTAGACCGCCAACTTTGCCTGGACATCGGGGTAGAAAACCAGACCGACCAGGACCGCGACGATCAGTGCCTCATACTGCTCCTTGCTGAGACCAAGAGGATACTTCTTCTCCTCGACCACCGGAACAGGAGCCGGAGCGGGTGCCGGAGGAGGCGTGGCGGGAGGCTGAGGTGCCTGCTGCTGAGCCATGAGCATCTCGTGGGGAGCCACGGATGCCTGAGGTGGGATCACGGTGTGCATGTCCGTTGACATGTGATTGTTCATGGGCTCCTCGTACTCGAGATCCGAGATGGGTGTGGAAAATGCCATACTGCTCATCTGCATCGGTTTATCTTGCTGTTGAGCGTCATTATTTTTTCGCTCCAAAGCTGACCTTTGTGCCTCGTACCCAGTATCCCTTTCGGTCTGAGAACCTGGTTTGGGAACATTGAGACCCGTCCCAGCGCCATTATCTGGAATATTGGGGCTGTAGGTCAAAGGCGTACCACCCCCTCCGCTGGAATTTAAATCGTACATTTCCATTTCTATGTCTAATAATTAAAAACAATCATTTGAGACGACACTGACGCATCTTTTCCATGGCACGTTGCCTTTGCCATGTCACCTGTGTCTCCGTGATGTTCATGGCTTGTGCCACCTGAAACACACTCATGTTGTGTAGGTAAAGACATGCGATGACCACCCTCTGTTTCTGGTTCAAACAAGACATGAGATCATCAACCTCGTTTAGAGATTTCGACTCTGGCTCGGGGTTGTA